GTGTAACACAGACTTGCTTTAAACGTTTGCAGATGGGTAGCCACCGCGTCCTTGGCACTTCTTCAGTTAGCGCCCAGTAAGCGTGTATCCCACCGCCAGAATCTATTACTACAGGAAAGGGTAGCCCCACCGTTTCACAAAACTCTTTTAGCGCGAGTTGCGCTTCTTTCTTAGTTTCGTAACCCTTAGGTTGGCCTGTTGCATCGTCTATGTCGTTGGCCTTTCCCTCGCCACAGTCGATGTCTACCCAGATAGACTGTAAAGATTCTACGTTTGTTGCTTCTCTGCTTCCGGCTTCTGTCACCTTCCCTAGCATGAAGTAAACATCCTTGCCTTGCTTAACAAACTGCTCGACTAAAATGTCTACTTCTGCTCGGTCCTTTGTGTACTCTGATTTGAAGCCTGAGCCTGCGCCAACCACACAGTAATAGCCGCCTTTAGGGACTACATAATCTATGAGGTTGAAGTCAGTCATTTTTTATACTCTATTATTAGTTGTTTAATAGTATCTGTTAGTTCTTCACTGGGCTTGTGAACTCCTGAAAACCAGTTGTAAACAGTTTGGCGGCTAACCCCAAGCTGGTAAGCAACTTGAGCCACGGGAACTTCCTTCCGGATGCACACGCGACCTAGTTTTACTCCCAGCATGGTGCCGTCAGCTAGTTTATTTAAGCTACCAAGCCTTGTTGTGTAGCCATAGCTCATTAGTCTTCGTCGCCCCATATATCAATGATGTCAGACATCTCTTCGTCCTCAGCAGGTGCCACTTCTTTTTTCTTCTTACGCTTAACAGGCTCCGTAACTTCCGGCTCTTCTTCGTCCTCAAACAAATCCGGCTGCTTGGTAATCTGTCCTTCAGCTTCAAACATACCATCGTCGTCTTCAACGGCCGCAGGCTCGGCAAATAGACTCTTGCTTTGGTCAGCGGTGAAGCCGTCAACCGCATCAAAAGGAGACGCAGGTTTGTAAGGAATGTACTCAAGCACCTGTACACCACGGAGCCTAAGAGATACACCAGTAGAAGCCATCTTAAACGGGATCATCTCGACTGCTATGCTTACGGTACTACCTGTAGTCAGCATAAAGTCAGCGCCAAGGCGTTCGTTCTGAGCGTCAAACTGAGCAGGTGGCTCGGTTATGCTGCCACTATAAGCTGCTTTCAGACTAGTCTTACCTACAAAACTACCATCGTCTTGCTTCTTGAAAGGCATCTCTAGTTTAGCGGGCCAAGACTTGTCGCGGCTTTTTGCGTTGGTGTAAGCATCCTGCATGATTTTGTACAGAGCTTTAGCTTGAGCGGCAGACAGATTAAAGTCTAGCTCGTAACGCGCACCGTCTTCGGCGGGGTCGCATGGGACGCTTTTACCGTTCTTCCCTGCCTTGTTGTCAAACCGATAAGGCTTATCCAGACGTGGGTAGCGAGCTTCAACGTTCTTGATTATGTGAAATTGATTAGCCATGTATAGTTCCTCTGAGTTTCCTGTAAAAGGATTGGTTGGTTGCGAAGCCGCTTTTAATTGCTGCTCCACGTTCGCAAGTTCTTCCTCGGCTAAAGGTCGAACCGGTTTAAAATATATCCTATACGAGTTGTAATGCTCGACGAGATATAATTCGGTTAAGATATTCTCTACTTCTTCTTGGTTCTTTTCTAAGTACTCGATGTACTTGTACCACCCAAGCCTATTAGTTTCTTTAGCAAACAAGCTGCTCGCGCTTATGCGTACTTCGCAAACTATATTGTCTTTAGGTAGTAATACTTCAATAACAGTATAAAACTTACACGCCGCGCCCCGGTTATACCCGCCGCTTTTAATACTTTTAGCGCAGTCCATGCACCGGTTAGCTTGCACCCTACTATCGGGCACATTGTCATCAGGCCGCGCACAACCAGTAGACCAACACGCTAAGCCATTACTGTCGTAGTAACTCCTAGATAGCTCTCCCCTACGTACTATCACTACTTGTAGCGAATCGCGGGGGGAGTTGGTCCGTGGGTGTATGAAGCACCCATTTTCATTTTTAAGTCGAATCATTTTTTACGCGGCTTTAATACAGAAACAATATACTTACGGTTTGTTTGTAGCCCCGCAGGCATAAGATCAGGGTTGTCCTCAAGAAACTCTTGCATAGATTTGGTAGAGATTCGTTTCTCAAGTAAGTGAAAGGCATCGTTCTTCTTTACGAAGTCGTGCATTCTTTCCCAGTCGCTAGTCCAAAAGTGAGTCTGCACTCGGCGGCTAACTGTGCCAGAGGGCGTTCTTAGACTATCGAGGTCTTGCTCTTCGCAGAGCGCAAGCAGCTTTTCTACTACAGTCTCTTGCTGCTTTTTTATTTTCTTTATATCTTCTTCTTTCTCTTTGACTGCTTCCCGCATCTTAAGATAGATTTTGGTTAGCTTATCTGCTGAATCCTTCATGGCTCCTCCTAATTGAAAGGAAAGCCAGTTTAGGACACTTTAGTTTACAGTGTCAAGCATCTATTTCTTGTTTGTACAAATCAATTATCTTGTTGTGGTTATCTATGTTAGAACGCAGCATCTTATATAGCTTTCGCTCTACTTCGCTGCCCTCAATGTGCACCACAGTCATTGGGTTGTGTTGTCCCGGCCGGTCAATACGAGCGTTTGCTTGTAGGTAAGTTTCCACGCTAGTTACTGGGGCGTACCATATAATAGTATTAGCCGCTGTAAGTGTAAGCCCGTGCGAAGCTGCCATAGGTTGGATGATTAGCACTTTTATTTTGTCGGTAGTCTGAAAGTCTTTGATTATCTCACTTCGTTTGTTGACCGATACCTTGCCTGAGATTACCTCTGCGCTTATCTTGCTTTTCGCGCAAAACTCTTTAAGTAGCTCGATAGTGTGCGTAAATGGGACAAACACTAGTACTTTGTGTGACGACTCGTCTATTACTTCTCTGATAACCTTTAGTCGGTTGCTAACATCGAACTCAATAACCTCACGGTCATCGGAGTAGACTGCTCCTCCTGATACTTGCAGGAGTTTGTTAAGGTTAGTCGCTGCGTTGACAGATGTAACTTGTTCTCCGTCTGCCTCCATCATCATACGATTTTTAAGTATTTTATAGTACGAGGCTTGTTGAGCAGTAAGTGGCGCTTCTCTATCTACGAAAGTAACCTTAGGCAGGTCTAAGCACTCGTCTTTACGAAACCTTATCGCCGGCTGTAAAGCAGCGTGCACAATCTCACTAGCCTCTGGTTTCGGTCGCCAAACGTATTGAGAAATTTTTTGCATAACTTTATCTTTGAACTGCCCAAAGTATTGCGGTACATTTTTAGGGCTAACTAGTTTTGCTAAGCCAAACGCATCTACTGGAGATTGTGCTGCGGGAGTACCTGTAAGCATCCAAAGCCAGTCTTTGTTTTTACAGATGTCTCGCAATATCTTCCACCGGTTTGTCTGTGAGTTCTTGTAGGCGCTAGCTTCATCTACCACAATTAAATCAAACCCACCTTTCTCTATCTCTTCTTTTACTACCGCCACACCATCAAAGTTAATAATGACAAACTCTGACCCTGCGTTGATTATCTTCCTGCGCGCGTTAGAGGTGCCATGCGCTACGGAACAAGTGCGGTGCATAGCAAATTTAAACAAGTCTTCCTGCCATGCAGATTTCATAATAGACAGAGGACATATAACAAGAACTCGGTTGATAACCCCTTCCTGCATTAAGTAGTCCGCTGCCCATATTACAGAAGCAGTTTTGCCCGTGCCTTGCTCGTTAAAACAAAAAGCTTTTTTGTTAAGCGTTAAGAAAGACGAAGTTTTCTTTTGGTGCTCAAATGGCTCAAAGCGCCCTGACCACTCATACTCGCGTCCTATAGGAGACGGCACATCTTTAACTCCAATGCTGTTTAACACCTGAGCCTCGTGTAGTCTCCACGGTAAAGCTAACTTGAAATAACCATCGTCTTGCTCTGCTACCTTGTAATTTTTTAGCTGTTCTGTGACAAGGTGCGGACGCTTAGTCTTAAGCACCATTGCGCGGTTGTTTATTATCTTCATGCTGTAGAGGTCTTCCTTTTCTTGCGCTCACGCGAGCTGGTTTCAGACACTAAGTTGCCCTTAGCGTCCCGCTTAAAGGATCGGTTGCGGCTTGCGGTCTCTACTTTAGTGCCGTCAGAGTTCTTACCGCCTTTGTCCATAGCCTTAACGTGAGCTACATCCTTACCGTCGCCTTTAGAAACTTTCCCCTCTCGCATTGCTTTACGCCTAGCTTTGTTGCGTTGAGCGCGTTTCTTTTTCTGCTCCTCGGTGCCTTGGTACTTAGCGTACTCGGCTCTGTAATCTCGTTTTCTGCTACCAGTCATAACTAGGCTCCTCGGTGTACCTGCTTAAACTTCTCCATGGGTATATACACGCACTCTTCTATATCGAGGGCATCCCCTCTGTCGGTGCGTCCACCTTCGCTTGATTCGTAAATGTCCTCCATCTTAGCAACCATAAGAATGTCGGTGAACTGTACTAACAGTAACGCGGGAACCTTCAAAGCCGAGGCTAACTTTAGCATTGCTTGGTGCTTTGCAGCGCTTAGCATATAAGTTGGATATTTATCGTGTGTGTTAGTACGTACTTTAAGTTCTGCTACTGCATAGAGCGTATTGTGCTTGGTGCATATCAGCCTATCAACCACGCTTAACTGGGGCAGTCTCATACACACAGCGTTGTGCGAAGTCTCAAACGCTTTAAACACTTCTTCTTCTTTCATTAAGTCGTCTTGCTTTTCGTATATAGGGCGCATCATTTTCTCCTATGGTGTTCACAGCTAGTAACCGGACAGTACGCACATAGTGGGCCGTCCATAGCATTCCAAACATCGTTTTCTTGTGCTACATCTAGTCTTTCTAGCGCGTCGTCAAACACACTTAAGTAAGACTTGTACATGTCTACAGTGTGCCTTTTTTGTATGAACTCATTACTTACTACGTATGCTAACGCAGACTTAACTACTTTTACTTCGGGGTAGTGCACGAAGGTAGCACCCGCTAACATGTCAAGCTGCTTGGTGTCCGCATACTTGGCGTTTTTGCCTGTCTTATAGTCTACAAGAAAAGCCTTCTCGCCGTTAACTATTAGAAGGTCAGCAATCCCCCGCCACCAAACGTCTTTGGCAAAGAACCCAGTAGGCTTATAAGAATTACCATCTTTAGCAAGTCCCATGCGTATCTCGCAGTGCTTTTCTCCTTCTATATTGTTTAGCGAGTCTAAGACCTTCTTTATGTAATTAAACTTAGCGGGTATCGGAGTGTTGGTTTTTATGTAGTCTTCCGCTGCTTTATGTACTTCGTTCCCGTAGTACATTGCGGAGCTACCTACGTCTTTCACGTCTTTAGCTACTTTCAAATGGTAGTATTTCTTAGGGCATTGCTTAAATGTACTTAAGCTGCTGTAAGACCAAGCTGTCATAGTAAACCCCTTTCTTTTAGGATTTCATAGTTCGCTGTATGAGCGTCTTTTATGTCTTGCTTGCCTTGCCCATGGTACGCAACTGCTAGGTGTTCTGTAACTAGGGCAGCGTTGATTGAAGTTTTAGCTGATATAAAGATTACTCCCAAGAATCTTCCAAACTTACCTTTCTCACGGGTTTGGAGCTTATAGGTTCCTCCGACGTGGAGCGCGTCTTGGACAAACTTCTTTGCCAAGAGTCCGGCAGCTTTTTCTTGAGCATCTCGCGTGCGGCACTCTGGAGTATCAACACCATAGAGACGTATGCGCTCACTGCAACGCCAAGTGCCAAAGCCAAGATCAATATCAACATCGACAGTATCTCCATCAACAACACGTGAAATTTTGCATTCATATTCGTACATTACTCTCTCTCTTTTTTAGGAGGGCGATATGCGCCTACGTCTCGGTTGGTTGGATCGGTTAGGGAATCGTTTCGCCCACCGTCGAACCGTTTCTTCGGGCCTTCGGTTAAAGTAAATGCGCGTGGGGGGCACTTTGTTACCCTGCCACCGTTGGCTAAATATTTTTTAACATCCTGCGCTATCTTTTTTTGTTGTCTTTCTTTCTCGCCTTTGGTTGGTACATTTATCTTTGTCGTGGTCACTAATTAATACCTGTGTAGAAAACGTGCTTGTGTATCTTGGTTGTAACTTCCCCAGTGTAAGCCCACTGTGGGAACACCTTTGTGCTATGGTAGTGAGTCGCGCCTGCTGTAATATCAGGTACGAACCCACTCAAGTGCGCAATGTACAGCGCGTTAAACCACGCTTGTTTGTTCTTCGGGTCATCCGACTTGCCATCACAATAAAAACTAAACTGGCATTTGTTTCTTACAGGGTTGCCTCGCCAATAGTACCCTTGTTTAACCACGTCACACGCATTGTCTGGGTAACGTGGGTCTTCAATTCTGTTTCGTATTACTTGAGCAACTGCAACTTGTCCTGCACCGGGTTCGCCCCGGGCCTCAAAGTATACTGCGACTGCTATGCACATAAGCGCAGAAGTAATCACCTGTACGCTTCCTGTGTTTCTAAGCAACGGATTACCTTAGCAGCGCGCAACTGTGTTTCGTAGTCGAACGTATCCCATAGCGATTTAAGTTTTTTAACGTTGCGTTCATTACTTTTCTTATTGCGGTTAGGTCCGCGTCTGCTGCTCTCTATATCATAATACCCACAGTCTCGTACAAACATAATTATTTCCCTGTTGTTCTGCCAGATATTTCTAGGGGGTTATGCGCCCCGCGTCGCTCTACTTGATACACTTCAAACTGCTCACCTTCCACACGTATGCCGTAGGTAAGTTTTTCTTCTTTGGCGCAGAACTCTGCTTCTTCTAAAGCACCTTTAAAATCAGTGAAGTACGACATTTGCTTCTATCTCGTATAAATAGTTAATGGTGTCTTCGTTAACCGAAAACATTTCTGCGCCGTTGTTGGTATGAAACTTAAGTGCGCTATCTGATTTAGGTGACATCGTTACCACCGAGTCTACTGTCGGAAGAGCTACTGTTACAAACTCTATTAGCGAGCTAATCAACTGCCGGCCAGCACCCTTTTTGTAAGACCAAATAGAGTACGGACAAGCAAGGGTAGGGTCAGCATTCGTTACATCTTCGCCGTCTTCGGTTTCCATAAAGAACCCACCGTTAGCTAGCATAAGCAAGTCGTCTTCGTCGGTAACTACAAACGCTGTTAACACTACACATACTACAGCTTGTACTTCCCCGCTATCTCCATCTACTTCAGCAAACACTCTGAAAGGGCCGTGAAACCTAGCCTCGTCTGCGTCAAA